CAGTGCATCATCTATCCAGTTAATCCTGCAAAATCGAACGGCAGGACGCTATACAAACGATAATTCGTGGCAATTCTTCAATAACGGCGATAATAGTATGAACAGGGTTTCGTTCGTATCGACTATTAATTATTATTTTGGGAAAACCGCGTGATAAGACAAGCGACAAAATACGACAAAGATCAAATAAAAGAATTAATGCTGATGTTCAAGACTGAAAGCCAGATTCAGCAATATCAAGACATAGAAGAATCTGAATACTGGCACAGGTTGATTGATAGCATCCTTTCCGGTCAAGGCGTTATATTTCTCAAAGAAAATGTCGGATTGATTGCCGGGATAGTGTTTCCGACAATCTGGAGTGACAAGATTTACGCTTTGCATGAATTGGCATGGTATGTGAAACCTGAATTTAGGAATACCACGGCAGGGCATAGGTTGTTGAAGGCTTATATTGACTACGGAAAACAATTAAAAGAATCTGGCCGGATTGCTTTTTTTACCTTATCAAAGTTGCCTAGCACTAAAATCGACTACGCAAGATTTGGATTTTCCAAGATGGATGAGAACTGGATACAGTAATGCTTAAACTTTTTGCCATTCTCTGCGGGTTGATGGTTGCTGCGCCTGCCTTTGCGGTTGGCTCAATTATTGTTAGTGCTTATTTAGGGTTAGCTGCCGGAACCGCATTATCAGGTTTTGCGCTTATAACTGCTTTTGCAATAAATATGGTTGCATCATCAATCATAGCAAAAGCATTTTTTAGTCCGCAGCAATCCGCAAATGAATTATCTGGAAATTCTCCCAATCCCGGCAACCGAACTCAAGTTCCTCCGGCAACTGATAACAAACTTCCTGTAATTTATGGCTCTGCGTGGGTTGGCGGCATTGTTACCGATCTGAGTATCACGGCAAACAATCAGACACTTTATTATGTCATGGCGCTATCCGAGGTGACTGGCAATGGCTCGGACACTATTACCTTCGGCGATATTTACTATGGCGGCAAAAAAGTAATATTTAACTCAACGAATTTGTATAGCGTAGATTCCCTGCTTGATGAATCCACCGGCAATAGTCAGGCTATTAACGGTAACATAAAAATATATTTGTATAAAAATGGCAGCAATGCACCGGTAAATTCCAGCACTTCGGCTATATCGTTGATGAGCAGTTCCGGCCTAACTTATACGTGGGATGGCAATAAACTGATGACGAATTGCGCCTTTGCAATTCTTGTCTTGACGTATAACCAAGATCAAAACATTACCGGCCTTGAGCAAACTCGCTTTCAGTTGACCAATAGCCGCCACAAGCCAGGAGAGTGTTTTTACGACTACCTGACAAACACGGTATACGGCGGTGCCATTCCTGACTCTCAGATTGATACAGACAGTCTGAACGCGCTGGATGCCTATTGCGACGCCTCATTTACATACACTACCTATTCCGGCAGCACTGCTACTCAGACTCGATTCCGGTTTGATGGTGTTGTAGATACGACTCGAAACATTATGGCGAATTTGCAGGACATGGCTTCCTGCTGCGATTGCTTAATTAAATACAATGAGATTATGGGAACGTGGGGTGTTATTACTCAACAACCTACCTATACCGTGGCGATGGCGCTAGACGATAGCAATATGGTTTCTGCTATCAGTATTTCGCCCCTTGATCTTGCCTCAAGCTACAACGTAATTGAATGCAAGTTTCCAGACAAGTCAAATCAAGATTCATTCAATTCTTCAACATTTGACCTTGCGGAAATTGATCCTGCTTTGCTTTTCCCGAATGAGCCTGTAAACAAACAGTCTGTTAGCCTGCCTTTAGTTAACGATAACGTCAGGGCGCAGTATCTGGCAAACCGAATGCTGAAGTCTGGCCGCGAAGATTTGCAGGTTCAAGTAAATACCAAGTTTACAGGCATCCAGTTGGAAGCTGGCGATATTGTTACGATCACTAGCACTAATTATGGATGGACTGCAAAAGAATTCAGGGTTAATAAAGTTATTGAAGAATTCGGGGATGATGCTTCGGTAATCGCTAAATTGACCCTATCAGAGTTCAATGCAACGGTTTACGACGATGTGAGCATTACTCAGTTCACTCCGGCACCTAATACCGGCATAGCCTCTCCAAACGTGTTTGGAACGGTTCCGGTGCCTGTTGTATCAACTCAATATCCGACCGCTGATATACCTAGTTTTGTATTGGCTATTACTGCTAGTTCGGCTGGCATTATTCAATACGCGGAAATCTGGTATTCAGCATTCTCGACACCGACTGCGGATCAGTTATTGTTTGCAGGCACTACCGCGATTCAGTCTAGCGGAAATCCTTATACGCCTGGGGCGGCGCTTCCTTCCGTTACTCTAAGCAATATTCCTTCTGGTAATTGGTATTTCTTCACCAGAATGGTTAACGGAATCGGCACTTCTCAATACAGCGCAGCAAGTAGTTTGTTCCGCTGGCGACCATGCACGTATCAATTCTCGGAAAGGTATTTGTCAGTTGCTTACGCGACTTCCAATACCGGCACAGGATTTAGCTTTAGCCCTTCTGGTAAAACGTATTACGGATTATTTAATCAATCATCCAGTGCGCCTAGTTCCAGTGCTTCCGATTACACATGGTATCTGGCTGATCCCGCATTCGGAACGGTTTATTATTTATGCTATTCAAACCGCACAAGCAGGCGGTTTAGCTTTGCGACCGGTCTTGCTGACTATGCCGCTGGAACTGGTGCATTTGTGCCGACGCAAGCCTCAATCTTTGACCCTACGATTTGGGCGGCTTTGCCGAATGGCACTAATATTATCGACCTTGACTACGCTACCGGGCAGTTGCTTTCAACCGGCACGACCACTGTAGGAACCGGAGAAATTGCGGTTACAAATAATGCCAGCGGTCAAGTAATTGCATCGTTAAAACAATTCTTAAATTTTGGTGGCCCTTACACAAAAACCAGTTCTGTTGCAAATTTAACTATTGATATTTATGGCAGAGTTGTTGGTTTTGAAACTCCAGATGATTTTTATATTACAGTCCAATCTTTTACAGCAACGTCTGGACAAACCGTATTTAGTGTAACTCGCGGCACTGGATATATCACAGGCCAGTGTTTTGTATTTGAAAATGGCATTCTGCTGGATACCGCTGATTACACGGATTCCGCTGCAACTGTCACTTTAGGTGTTGGCGCTACCGTAGGGAATATTATTACTGTTGTTTCATTCCGAAGTTACAATTCTATTATTGGTTATTACGCATCTTTTACGCGCACTACGGCAACATTAACAAATGCAAATTCCTATACGCCTGCACCTACCAGCGGATTTGAGTTGATTTTCTTAAATGGAACGGTTGTTAATGAACAAGATTACGATATTGTTGGAACTGCATTAACAAATTTTCCAAGCAGCGTAAGCGGTTTATTAACAATGATCCAGTGGACTGCCAATAATTTAACGGTTCCTAACGGCAATCCTGTTAATATTATTGCCAATACGGTAATAGGTCAGACAACATATTCATTTGCTTATGATGCAAACGCATTTAACCTTTACGGAAACGGTGTTTTGCTTAAAAGTGGAACGGATTACACTACAGCGACCGGAACATATACTTTGAGCAATACTCCAACCACAATCACTAATATTCTCCAACAACAAACATTCTCTAGAACGGGTGCCGCATGACAGTAGCTTTCAATCTTTCTCAGTTAGCCAATTATGTTAATACATCTGGAAAACTGGATGCTGCGAATGGTTTGGTTAATGCGACTCCGGTAGCCAATGGAGGCACTGGCGCTGTTACGGCGACCGCCTATGCTGTTCAATGCGGCGGTACTACATCTACCGGCCCTTTTCAATCCATAGCGTCTGTGGGCACTGCTGGTCAGGTTCTTACAAGTAACGGTGCAGGCGCGTTGCCTACTTTCCAAGCTGCTGCTGGTGGACAACTTGCTTATGCTTTATATACTTCTGGCTCGGGGAATTGGGTTTGTCCTGCAAATGTAACTAAAGTTCTTGCTATAGTTATCGGCGGCGGCGCTGGTTATGGTGGCGCTGGTGGTGGTGCCGGTCATTCTGGCGGTATTGCAATAGGTATTTATACTGTAGTTCCAAGCACAAGTTATGCGTATGTAGTTGGTGCCGCATCAGGAGGAACTAGCGGAACCGCATCAAGCGGCGGCTCTAGCAATTTTTCTTCATTTTGTTCTGCTTCTGGTGGCGGTAATTTTGCCGGAACTTATGGCGTTGGTTCAAATGGAAATTTAAGTAATTGGCATGTGCCAGATCCTATGGAATCTGGTGGTAGTATTTATGGTTCAGTTTGTGCTGGCGGTATTTTTGTTGGCGCTAATTATGGTATTTCTACTACAAGCGCAAATTGGGCAGCGACACATGGAAATATACCTGGCGCGGCAGGAATATCAATTTCCACTTATGGCGGCGGTGGTGTTGTATACTTGCAATATGTAGGATAAAACAAGACATGATTCGTGACTTTGTGAGTTCATAAAGTCATCAACCGAGAAACGGAGAAATCATGGCGCTCTTTTCAAAAAACGCGCTTACACAAGTAAGCGGTTTTGATAACCCCATTATTGCGGGTGAATTGGTCTATAACCAAAAGACCTTTTGGAATCTGGCCTTCGCTACCGATGGCACTCCAGTTGATTTGACCGGCGCAACTATTGGCGCTCAGATCATCCGCAGGACAATCAGCAATCTTCAAGACACTCGATATGGCTTGAATTTTGATATAGCTGATTATCTCCCGACTCCGACGCCGGTTACCCTGACTATCTCAAATCGTGACGATACTGCGGGAACTTTCACGCTGACGATTGACGAATCAGCATGGGGCGTTATTTCAAGCGATCCAGAACTTAACATTGCTGTAAATAATTGCGTGGCTTTTTCAGGACGTATCAAAATTGGTTTCCCCGCCGCAGGTTCAACTCCTGCTCAAGATTCAATCATTTTCCTATTGTTCCTTGTTCGTTCGGACGGGGTGGTGAATTGATATGGATTTGTCTATCACGAAGGGCGAGGTAAACGATATTCAAGTGTCGGTTAATCAAACCGATGTTTCTATAAGCCAAACAAACTCATTGCAAGTTGAGGTTACGCCTGCATCTGACACAGTTATATCTATTGATAGGGGTATGTTTGGCCCCACCGGCCCGACCGGCCCTACGGGGCCAGGATCATCTGAACAAGGCCCCACTGGCCCGACTGGCCCGACAGGCCCTACTGGCGCGGCTTCAACTGTAACAGGCCCAACTGGTTTTACCGGCCCCACCGGCCCGACTGGAAATACCGGCCCGACTGGCCCTCAAGGTATTCAAGGAAATATTGGGCCTACTGGTGCTCAAGGTATTCAAGGAATTCAAGGTATACAGGGTATTCAAGGCCCGACTGGCCCGACTGGAAATCAAGGTGCTACAGGGCCTACGGGTTATACAGGGCCTACTGGTGCTGCCTCTACGGTTACAGGGCCTACAGGCCCTACCGGTGCTACTGGCCCATCTGTAACCGGCCCGACTGGCCCTACAGGTTCTACAGGTGCAGGTGGCACTCTTGGATATTATGGTTCATTCTATGATACGACCACACAATCAGCCGCAAATATTAATACTGCATACGCAATTACATTTGATTCGACCGCTGAAGCCAGTGGAATTTCTAGAGGAACTCCAACTTCTAGAATCGTGTTTACTTATGCTGGTGTTTACAATGTGCAATTTTCTGCACAAATTGAACACAATTCTGGTGGCGGTTCTGGAGAAACGGTTAATTTATGGTTACGTCAGAATGGCATAAATGTTCCGCAAAGCGATGGTAAAGTTATTATTACTTCATCAACTAAATATGCGGTTCCATCATGGAATTATGTATTAACTGTTGCTGCTGGTGATTATTTGGAATTGATGTGGTCAACAGATACTACATCAATAACTTTAGCTGCTATTGCGGCATCAAGTCCGGCCCCGGCAATACCTTCGGTTATTCTGACCGCCACGCAGGTAATGTATACGCAGATTGGCCCTACTGGAAGCACAGGGCCAACAGGTGCAACGGGGCCATCAGTCACCGGCCCGACAGGGCCAACCGGTGCAACCGGTGCGGCTTCTACAGTCACTGGCCCAACCGGTGCTACAGGGCCAACTGGCCCAACTGGTGCTACGGGTGCCGCTTCAACCATTACGGGGCCAACTGGCCCAACGGGGCCTACAGGGGCAACGGGCGCAGCATCCACCGTAACCGGCCCTACTGGCCCAACGGGGCCTACTGGCGCTACAGGGCCTACTGGTGCCACGCCATCAACTCCGTTATCAACCAAGACCGCAAGTTACACTTTACTAACTACGGATTACACCATTCTTGGCAATGCAACGAGTGGCGCTATCAGTCTTACTTTACCTACCGCTGTGGGTGTGTCTGGTCAAATTTATGCGTTAAAGAAAATCGACAGTAGTGCCAATGCGGTTACAGTTGCCACGACTTCATCGCAGACAATTGACGGACAAACAACGTATTCTTTGTCTTTGCAATATCAAGGAATAATAGTTCAGTCTAACGGCGCTAACTGGTTCTTGATAGCGACTAGCCGCGCTCGTAATGGAACGGCTGGAACATTCTGATGAAGATTGCTGTTTACGCTATCAGTAAGAATGAATCAAAGTTTGTTAAACGATTTTGTGAATCCTCTAAAAATGCTGATTTAATATTGATTGCGGATACCGGCTCTACAGATGGAACGGTTCAACTTGCTAAAAAATATGGCGCTACAGTCTATGATATTTGCATTAGTCCGTGGCGGTTTGATAAGGCGAGGGATGCTGCGTTAGCTTTGGTGCCGCGTGATATTGATGTGTGTATCAGTCTGGATTTGGATGAGGTTTTAGAGGCGGGTTGGCGTGAGGAAATAGAGCGAGTATGGACTGAAAATACCACTCGGATGCGATACAAGTTTGATTGGTCAATGGGCATCGTATTTTTTTCTGAAAAGATACATGCAAGACACGGCTATCATTGGCATCATCCTTGCCATGAATACCCTATGCCAGACCCCAGGACAAACGAAGTTTGGGCGCATAGCGAAAAACTGTTAGTCAGTCATCATCCAGACCCTACTAAATCACGTAGTCAATATCTGCCATTGTTAGAAGTTGCAGTCAAAGAGGATAAAGAATGCCCTCGCAATGCTTTTTATTATGCAAGAGAACTGACTTTTGTTAGTCAATGGGAAAAGGCTATAAAAGAATTAAAACGGTATTTAGAACTGCCTCGCGCAACATGGGCTGACGAACGATGCTATGCAATGCGTCTTTTATCGAAATCTTACGATGCGCTTAACAATGATAATGAGGCTATAAAATGGGCGCGGTTAGCTGTAGCGGAATCACATGACACTAGAGAACCGTGGCTAGATTTATCAGTTCTCTGTTACAAGCAAAAGAACTGGCTAGAAAGTTATTCCGCTGCAATGAATGCTTTAGCTATTACGCACAAGCGAGAAGTCTATACCGCCGAACCGTCATCATGGAAAGAAAAGCCATACGATTATGCCAGTATTGCTGCGTGGAATCTTGGTTTAAAAGATCAAGCATTAACTCTTTGCAAACAAGCATTAGAATTTAATCCGTCCGATAAACGGTTATTAAAAAACATGGAATTAATAAATGGAAATGCAATCGTTAATTAATGTTATTGGCGGTATTGCTGCTTTTTTGGCTGGTTGGCTTATTAATTCCATTACTCGTTCAATTGAAAAAATTGAAGATAAATTGAATGATGTTCCTGTTATTTATGTAGCCAAAGATGATTACAAGCAAGATTTAAAACGCATTTATGAAATGTTGGATAAAATCTTTGCCAAATTAGATGATAAGGCTGATAAATAATGGCCGTTCAGCGTAAACGTGCGCCGAAAAAATCGGTTGTTAAAACCGAAACCAGCATGGTGGACAAGGCGATTGAACTCATCAAATGGGTTGATACGCCGTTTAAACTGTTTGAAGTCATCTTGCTGGCGTCAGTGTTTTTTCTCGGGTATTTCGCGTGGGATAGCCGCCAGGTCATTCTTCACGCAATTACCAGCAGCAGCCATGTTCCCAAGATACGTGAAGTCGAGCATTTGATACCGATTGCCGAGCGTTTGCAAAAGGATTTGGAAGCAACGACGGTGGTTGTTTTCAAGGCTAATCTGACGGTGAACAGCCGCACCACGCTATTATCTTTGAATGAAAAGGGTCGCGACAAAGAATTGGACGGCATGAACAGCAGCCTGTTCAGTCAAGACCCCGTGAGAAACGCGTCAATCATTGCCATGCTTAACGGCGAGGTGCAGTGCGCCAATCTAGTAATTAGCGGTAAGTCCTCGGAGTGGGAATCAAAGCAGGGCGTGAAGTTTGTATGCCGTGGCTCAATCCCGCCTGAAATGGGCGCATTTGACGGTTACACGACGGTTGGATTTAAGTCGGAACCCTCAGATTTAAACGCAGTTAAGACGAGGATAAACCTTGCCAGCACAGAGATGGCAAAGTGAGATGGTGGTGGATTTCCATTATTTTGCTGTGTGTAGTGCTTGCAAGAAGCGCGGAGAACCGGTGTTCTGTTTATGAGTTTCAGTCCATTGTTTCGATGGCGCATGATCCGACTGAAAGACATAAATTAGCGGTGCAGTGGTTGAGAGAAAACGGCAGCAGGTGTTCACCTCAACAGTTGGCGTATATACAGAATCGCAGGGCTGAGTGGTTAGGAACAGCGGATTCGCTTCAAATTCAAAACATGATTAACGCTTTGTTGGAGAGATAATGTTTCCTCTCGGTGCCATCCTCGATATTGGCAGCAAACTGGTCGATAAGTTTTTCCCAGACCCGGCGCAAGCTGAACAGGCCAAACTCAAACTGTTGGAAATGCAACAGAATGGCGAACTGGCGCAGCTTAACGCGGATGTGGCCGAACAGCATGAATTGACCGAACGCCTCAAAGCCGACATGGGCAGCGATTCGTGGCTATCGAAAAATATCCGACCGTTGACACTGGTGGCGATTCTGACCGGCTATTTTACGTTTGCCGGATTGTCTGCCGCTGACATAGAAGTGAACCAAGAATACGTCCAATTGCTCGGCCAGTGGGGTATGCTAATTATGAGTTTTTATTTTGGTGGCCGCACACTTGAAAAGATTATGGACATGAAGGCCAAAAAAGATGCTAAGTAATTTCAAGCCATCATTGGCGCTGGTGCTCAAGAGCGAAGGCGGTTTTGTTAATCATCCGAGTGACCCGGGCGGGATGACTAATTTGGGCGTAACGCGCAATGTCTGGCGGGAATGGACGAAACGCGATGTTGATGAAGCCGAAATGCGAGCATTAACGCCAGAACTGGTCGAGCCGATGTATAAAGCGCGATATTGGGATGCCGTAAAAGCCGACGATCTGCCGCGAGGCATTGACTATGCCGTGTTCGATGCGGCGGTGAATATGGGGCCAGGACGCGCTGCAAGGCTACTACAAGCGGCGCTAGGCGTTACGGCTGATGGGGTTATCGGCAGGGCCACAATCGCTGCTGCGACCGCTGCCGATCCTGCGGAATTGCTAGAGGCTTTTAGCCTCGGTAAAGAAGCGTTTTATCAAAGTCTGCCGACGTTTGCGACGTTCGGCAAGGGCTGGCTGAACCGTGTAACGCACGTTCAGGATATTGCAGAACAGATGATAGGCTAAGAATTTTTATCTTCCATCCTTCCGATCTCTCGGTCAAGATACCATCTTGCCTTTTTCAAATCTTCTAATGCGTCACCTTTCTTACCTGCGCGTGACACATACTTAATGACTTGACCCAAGTGGTAACTCAACTGCTTGGCTTCAATGAAGTCAATAGTCTCAATGCCCCCGCTTGTGTAATGCGGAGGGTGATTCACCATATCATTCTTGGTTTCTAAAGGACTTATCCACGCCACCGGCTTCGCACCTGTTAAGGATTCCTTAATAGCTGGTTCCGCAAGCGCGGCTTCAAGGGCTTCCGCTTTCTTTTCACGATCCTTATCAAATTGAATGTCATCAATATAAGTGTGGCAATTTAATTTTTCATCTTTTAACCAATCCAATGCCGCTTGCGCGGCGGCTCTCAGTTTGTCGCTCATCATTCACCCTTTCTGATTGCGGCGGCGAGGTGCGAGGACGCACCAAAGTTTTTCATTATGTGGCCTTTGACTGTTGGATGTTCGGTATCAACGCCGGTTTCACACACCTTCGCGCACCGTTCACGTTCGGCGGCTGCAACAAGCTCGCAAAGTTTCCAGACAGCTTCGCCGGTTACGACGATGCCAGCCTCCCGCGCCATGCGCTCAATGTCATCGCGTGTCATTTCATCATCTCCACGCCATACGCCAAAATTAACGCAACAATAATCAACAAACCGGTGACGCCAGCATCGAAAAAGCCCTCACGGTAGCAATGCTTGCAGTGCGGATTTTGAACTTTCCATTCATGCGGTTTCTTGCCATAGACATTAAACCAGTCGATCATTTAAAAACCTTCCGTTCTTTTACTGCGATAAAAGAAACGCTAATTCGCTCAAGACACGACTTGCATTTCCACAACCTCCGTTTACCGGATGCTGTCTTGACTAATTTAAAACCTGCTTCGCGGCGGCATACCTGGCAAACGGGGTTGATTGTCATTTAAATGCTACTTTCTTGATTGATGTGACGCCCAAAACCTGCTGGCGGTAACGTCTGATTGTCGCGGCAACGTCTGTTTTTGCTGCATTGGTTGGAACAAACGGAAACTCGGTTATGTAGATTTTCCGTTCGCGGAGATAAGCTATTGCTGATTCCAGCTTCTCAGAATGGGATGTCATCTGTCATATCCTCGAAATGATCTTTTTTTTGCGATGACTGCGGTTTCGCTTCTTTTAACTTGAAAGACCAAGATTGCCACGGATTGCCGTTCTTGTCTTTTTTTGTCCATCCAGACATCCAGTATTCTTTGCCATCAATCAGGCATGACCCAGTGACATTAGGATGGTTTTCGGATTCTTTCTTATTGTTCTTGAAAGTTGATCCGCTGTTTTCACGCATTTCATAAGCCATTTAGCTTCTCCAGTTGTTTATCTACTTCGTTTAAAAACTTAATTACTTTTTCTTCAATTTCTGCAATTCGCTTATCGTCGCGCTCAAGCCGACAAACAAACATCCGCAGTTTTTCAGGCAATTCCGGCCTAAAACTGACGAAATCACACCACTTTTGACCCGTACAAGCCAACTGCCACAATATTTGCGGCACGTATTTCGTAGGCACTTTTTTGTCCAAAATATAGCCAAGATGCGTGGCTATTTGAGGGCATTTAATCTCGACCAATCCTTCGCCGACAATGCCATCTGGCGATGCTGCGCCGCGCTCGATAGTGGGATGGATTACTAGCCCAACCTGGTCAACAGAAACCTCATTCCTGACTTCGTATTCGGCGCGAGCAAACGGCTCTTGCTCAGTGCCAAAGCGCATGGCATCGTTCACGTAAACGCTGCCCTGCGGTTTGTTGGTCAATATCTCGGCGACGATTTGCGCTTGATAATTTAATCGGGCCGCGGTGGTTGGGCCAGCTAACACATTCTCAATCATGCTTGCCGTGACTTTACCGGCGCGGCTGGATAGCCATTCCGGTGTTCCCTGCTCGACATTAACAATATTCACGCGGCCTCCGGCGAGTTTAAAGCGGCTTTGCGCTCGTTTTTGCATTTGATGATAGCTGCCATGCCTACAGTGTTTTGCGCGTCTTGTGCGGCTTTGTAAGCGGCCTGGTAAGCCTTCTGCAAGTCAGGCAGGGTTTTGGCATCCAACAAAGGCTGAAGATCAACTGCTTGAATCGGCTTTGCGGCTACAGCGGCATTGCCATCGTCATCAATGGGCGCGACTCCCAAAAGACATAAAGAATACCGACGGGCATAGGTCAGAGCCGATCCATAACCTTGTGCATCGTGTTTAGATACCGGAACATTCAGACTGCCGGTGCTGATCCACTGGCCTGATGAGTGCATTAAGATCGTTTCTACCCGCACCTCATCTGGATGCGATTCCGTGGTCTGGATGTAGCTTAGACCGTTATCCGCAAACGGCACACGAAGTGCCTCGACCACGCTCGACAAGTCTGCATAGCGGCTTTTGAAAAACGGGTTGGCAGAATCTTTGACCGCCCCGGCAAGCTGGCCTTGCGCTTTGGATAGCGCCGCCGCAAGTTCATTGATTGAATCTGATTTCATACTTTCTCCAGACAAAAAAGAAGTGTGACAAAAAGCCAAAGCGATGCAATGGCTGAAAGGCAAAGAATTAAATCCATAATCATTTGTATTGCTCTCATGTTTCCTCCTGTGTGGGCCTACAGGACACCGGTGCGCCAGTGGTCTAGACCTTGATCATTAGCAAGCGACTCCACGCCTTCCGGTGCCTGTAGGCTTGTAAAACGACTTCGACGCTACTATAATCCTGCCAAGTTTACTTGTCAACAACCAAAGAGGAAATATGAAAACGAAGGACGCGGTGCAATTTTACGGAGGGCGAAGGGCGGTAGCTGAAGCTATCGGAATCAGTGTGCAAAGTGTTGCTCAGTGGCGTGAGCGTGTGCCATTGGGTAGTGCTTACAAACTGCAAGTAGCTACCAAAGGTAAACTGTTAGTTAACATTTCAATGTATAGGAAAAAAAATGAAATTTAGTGAATATCAGAAATTGGCGCAGCGCACCGAGAAATCGCTTGATCTGAAGGATGCCTTACTTCACGGCATGATCGGCACGTTTACCGAGGCCGGAGAACTCGGCGATGCGGTAAAGAAGCATGTGTTCTACAACAAGGAACTTGATTTTCAAAATGTGCGCGAGGAAATCGGTGATTTGATGTGGTATCTGGCTGTGATAGCAAACAATCTTGGCATGGATATGGACGAGATTGCTGCCGAGAATATTGATAAGCTGAAAGTGCGCTATCCAGAAAAATACAGCAATGAGGCGGCGGTAACTCGCGCTGATAAAACATGACCAGGCGGCGCGTAATTCCTTTTTCCGTGGTGCAGGAATGCCGGTATCAGCGGGAACGATTTGGCAAGCCGTATAGCGTGATTGCGGCTTTTTACGATATATCCATGTGGACTGTGCGCGACTGGTGTGAATATCGGACGAGGATTACAAAATGACAGATGACGAATTGCGTGTGCTGGCGGCTGAATACAACCGTCTGCAAAAAGATGGCGCTGCACTGTGGGAACAACTTGAAACTATGGCAGAACGGATGAAGAAAATCAGGCAGATTATTGATGCAGAAAGACCGGATTGCTATGACGAGATCGTTCTGTTATTCGGCGGTCAATTGGAGTTGGAACTGTGAGGACATTTTTAAGACAGGTGCCGGCCGGAAAGTCATTCATTCTAAGACGCACTGGTGAAGTGTATGAAATGCTTGAGATCAAGCAAAGGACGCCAAACGGAACGCGTTATCTTGTGCGGCACAAAGATTCTTCGACCAATGCCACATTGCATCATTCTTGCCACGTTGTAATTTTGGAAAACGCAGAATGAAACTCTTATTCCAAGAAATCGCGGTCATCGGCAGCACTGTCATCGTCGCTGGATTCATCCTGCTCTGCGTAGCGGTTGCGATTCTGTGGCGCATTTTTGAACTGCCATCGAAGGTGATAAAAAAGTGGAATGTCTAGGTTGTAACTTCATCGAAACTTCACCCATAACCTTGCGCGATGGGCGGGTAGTCTGTTCATCGTGCGAGGCGTGGCGACTGGAATGCGAAGCGAGGACGGTTCTCAAGCGGCGCGATCGTAAAGAATACATCGAGGCGGTCAGGCTAAAACGTGGAGTGGATGCAGCGGTAGAGTTAAGGAATGAAATGCTTGCAATAAAGAATAGCAAGTAATACCATCGTGATGCGTTGTGAGAGGCGCATAGAAGTCAGAGAAAACAGTCTTTTTCGGGCTGGTCTATCTGACCGTTTCAACCCGCCAGGGTGCCTGACTTCCGGAACATCTCACCGGATAGGCCAGCACCGAAGGAGATTGTTTTGTTTTACTATCAATTCAACATTGGTGATTACATCAAGCACACTTCGCATTTATCCCCGCTCGAGGATATTGCTTATCGTCGTTTGCTTGATACTTACTATGACACTGAAAAGCCAATACCCAACGATATCCCACTGGTTTCCCGTCGGTTACGGATTGATGTTGAAACGGTAAAAATGGTGTTGCTTGAGTTCTTTGAGCAGACCGAGGAAGGGTATCGCAATAAACGTGCAGACGAAGAAATCAAGGCTTATCACGCATTTCTTAACAAACAAAAAGCTAATGGAATCAAAGGTGGTAGACCAAAGAACAAACCCACCGATAACCCACCGCTATCCCAAGCCGAACCCAAAATAACCCTAACCACTAACCAACAACCGTTAACCGAGAAACAAGAACTATTAAACAATACTATAAAAACAAATACAGTCACACCTCGTTTTGATTCCAAAAAATATTTGAGAGATTTATCAGTCAGTGAACAAACAATTCACGATTGGTTTCAGTTAAGAAAATCGAAACGTGCATCGGTGTCAAAAACCGTCATTGATGAATTTTTTTTAGAAGCGGAAAAGGCGCATTTGTCTTTGGATGCGGTTTTGAGGGAATGTTGTTTGCGTGGCTGGCAGGGATTCAAAGCTGATTGGGTAAAGAAAAAAGACGAACCATTCAACTTCACCGCCGCCAGTTTGAAATTACTTGATAAATACGAGCAGGAAGATGATCCTTTTTTTCCAAAGGAGAAATTAATTGGATAGAAAATGGGCAGTCAGGCTTGGACAGGTTTTCAAGAATTCCTATGGGCAAAAATTCACTTCAGCTTTCAAGGATGAGGGCGAGATAGAAGGATGGGTAACGACCTGGATGCAGTTGGAATGCGATCTGGATTCCATGCAGGCAGCAATCAAAGCTCTGCCTTCGCAGTTCCCCGAATGGCCCCCTACTCTCGGCCAGTTCAAGGCGTTACTGGGGAATCAATCAAAACCCTACGTTTCCTTGCCGCCGCCGCCAAAGACGCAACCTAATGCAGAACAAGCAGCGATCTTGCAAAAGGTTGCGACCGCCGCGGCGAACCCGAGAATGCCGTGGTGGACGCCAGACAAGGTGCGGAATCAAAAGCAGGTGGATTTCATCGTCATGCAAGCCCGGCATTTCGGTGAAGCGTCAGACGCAGGGCAGTTTCTTAAGAAATGCCAGCAGGTAGGCGTGGTAACACAAAACAACCTTTTGGGGGAAATATGAAACCATCGTATCCGAATGTCGCTCAGAAACAGCTTTGGACGCTTCTAGAGGCACTCAGGAGAGGCGAGAAACTCACGGTAATGGTAAGCCTTCAGAAATACGCCTGCTACGCGCTATCGCAGCGTATGGGCGAATTGAGAGGTTTGGGGTGGAAAGTGCAATCGCAGCGCATAACTTTGAAAAACGGGAAATGTGTCAGTGAATACTGGCTTGCGAAATCTTGAACAAAATGCGCTGATGTGGGCGGCGCTTGGGGATATATCTCGACAAATCATCTGGTATGAGCGAAAACTCACGCCGGAAAATTGGAAAGATATTCTCTCTGCCGCCCTTGTTCGCGCTGATGTGGTGCCAGGTATTGACGGTGGATTCGTCGTTTTAGGCCAGAGAACCAGCAGGATGACCAAAGAACAATTCGGCGAATTAATCGACTTAATTTATGCTTTTGGTAGCGAACATGGAGTGAAATGGAGTGAACAAAGCAGAACTGGAATACCACAACAAAGTGCGTGAAATTGGGTGTATCGTTTGCAAGATATTCTTGCGGGTATTCTCTGAATGCGATGTGCATCATCTGGTCAGCGGATCACGCAGAAAAGGCCACATGGAAGCCATCGGTCTTTGCCCAACGCATCATCGGTCTGGGCTAAATAATGCCTACGTGGTTTCGAGGCATCCGTGGAAGCGGGAATTTGAAAAACGATACGGAACTGAGGAAGGTTTGTTAACAATTACGCGAGGATTAATTGAGCAAAGTTCTGAAGCAGGAAATTATTGATACATTAAAATTTACGGGGCCGACCACAAAAAATACGTTAAACATTATGCTCAATGCCCATCATCGAAAAAAAGAAAAAATATCACAAACAATTGATATGTTAATAAAAGAAGGAAAAATGATTTACTTGGGTATTGTTGGCGAAATTAGTTTTGATGTGGGCAAAAAACTGAAAAAAGATAGTCCGGTATATGGGTTGGCGCAGCATAATGTTAAAATAAAGAAATACGTCGGGGAAAAGACTCCGGCACCTTATCGACCAGCCTTTGAGCCTTTGGATGCGACGAGCCGCACGTATCGACAGCAATCATACCGAGATCGTTAAGCATTTTCGCTATTGCGGCGCGACGGTGTTAAGTCTTGCTGCAATGGGTAAAGGTGTTCCCGATCTGTTGGTATCGTGGAGAAATGTTACATGGCTGGTGGAAATCAAAGCTGGCAAAGGTAAACAAAACGAAGATCAGCAAGATTTTGAAAAACAGTGGGCCGGTTGCATGGCTCTGGTGCGCTCGAGCGAAGAAGTGGAAAACGTCATGCGCCAAATGAATTTTCAAGCGGAGTTGCTTGCTGTTAATTAATGGGGTATATTAATGATTCGCGGATTCCCTCCCCGCGACTCCAGAAACGGCAGAGGGTGTGACCTGGCACACTTCATTGAACCTCTGCCGTTGCCTACTTAAAGGACAAGACATGATTACAAAACAGATTATTGAATTGATTACGCAGCAACCGATGAGCGCAAAAGAACTGACAGAAAAGGTTGGCGGTAATAAAGCAAGCATTATGTCCATGCTGAATAGCTTGTGCAAAAAAGGTCGTATCGCAAAAGAACTCACGCGCAAAACGGAAGATTGCCGCGGCCGCAAAACAATTTATATGTATCGGGTGAATGATGCCGCTGAAAAAGACGGACAAGGGATGGATGTGGGGCAGCAAGGGGCCGTTTCCCACCAAGTCGAAGGCGCTGTCAGTAGCTAGGGCAGCTTACGCTCACGGATATGAGGCAGAGATGAAAACCGATAAATGCGCTGAGTTTGTTCTGTCTCTCTTTCATGCCGTGACTAACACGCATCTTCTGCACCTCGGCACTAGATCATTCTCGGTTCACATGGCGCTCGGCGAGTATTACAACGCGCTGAATGATCTGGTGGACACTTTTGCGGAGTCGTATCAGGGCAAATACGGATTGATTGAAGGTTATCCGAATACCTATGCTCTGCCGCCAGAACCCCTGCAATACTTGGTGGGTATATCTGACTTCATCAAACAGACTCGGGCCGATCTTCCACAGGATACGGAACTTCAAAATCTGGTGGACGAGATTGCAAGTCTCACCGATGGCACGATTTACAAGCTAAGGTTCCTTGCCTAATATTCCGAAAAATAATCCGTGTGTGTTCTTAGGTTGCCGCGAGAAAAAAGTCTACAACAGCGGTTACTGCACACTTCACGGCGGTAAGCGGTCAGAAAAACATTTTGAGAATAAATGGCTGTATAACCAGAAAGTCTGGAAACAGATCAGAATGGTTACGCAGTCCACGCAGCCTATCTGCGTATCGTGTCTAGCGTCTGGAATTATTAAACAGACTGAAGCAATAGACCACGTATTTCCCCACAGGCAGGATAAAGACCGGTTTAAACACAACCTATTTCAAGGTTTGTGTATTCCATGCCACACACAAAAAACAATTCTGGAATCAACCGGGATATATCGCCATTGGACGCCGGAAGGTGTCAAAGATTACGCGGAATCTGACTACAATTTTGTGATGTTTTCCAGAAAATAATTATTCCGAAAAAAATTTTTTCCACGCTGATATTTTTCTGGCGGCCCGTAAAAAATAATAATTCTTAAATTAAATTTTATGGGTAAAAAAAGGCTTTCAAATTTTTTTTTTAAGAATGCTACGATGGCATTTTGACCATTTTCTCGGGGTGTAAGTGAGCACTTACAAACCGAAAATGTAAGTATGCGCCCACTTACTTTTGCAACATGCGCCAGGGCTTTTCAGGATTGCGTATAAGCGCGTCCATGAAAAACAGAATGCGATACAACGG